CTTGGCTTCGGGTGTTGAAATGACTGACTTTGATAGGTTGATGCCCACTCCTAACATCTCCATAAGAGATAGGTAGTATTGAGCAACTTCCTTATCAAAAATGACTATATCATCACCAAGTAGTTCATAGTTAGTGTATCAGGGGTTAGGTTGAACAAGTTTCCCAGTAGGGCCAATAGGTCCTGCTAGTAATTTGAACAACGAAGACTTCCGGAAGGCTAACTGAACTATCAAATGATGAGTCACAGCCAACATGGCTCAGCTCGAAAGAGCCCCCATAGGCTGACCTACAGAGTATCTCACCGAGTGAGTACCATATTCCTTAGAATTGAGGATATAATCGCGATCAACTAGCAATTTAGCTCAGGCCTTAGCTATTGGAAGCCCTAAAAAGGCACCCAGTATCTGAACCTGAATTGAAATTGGTAGCCGATCGGTCGCAGCACTTAAGTCATAACCGTATGATCCGTGCCCTTGATTAGACTTCTCTATACAACGTTGTACAGCAAGAGTTTGATCAAAGGTGGCGTCATTTGGTAATGTCTTAAGAAAGGAAAAAAGAGCATCATGAATTGGTTTACATACAGACTGAGTCCATATGTCCACCAAGGCAAAAACTCTCACTTTCCCTGCAGCCTCTTCCTTAATAGAGAGCTGGCCAATGATTGGAGATTGGAGATCACTTTTACTCTTAACAAAAGAGGAGAAGGGACCATCAATACTCTTACATATACCAGCTTTAACTACAGAGTCATATAGAGACAAAGCATTCTCTAACTGACCCTGTAGCCTAAAAAGACCCATCTCTTTGATTAGAAAGAAAAGAGTGTCTAGGAGTCCAGCCTTCCTAAGAAGGTTGGCATCCCAGAACATTCCAATCCAACTAGTTTTGTGAGTAGGGGAGGCCTTTTCAATAAATAGCAGCTCTGTATCTTCTTGATCTATCTCCGGGAACTTATAAGAAAACAATTTTGCCAAATCGGCTAATTGAGACCCTATAATTACCAGATTAATATCAGGAACAGACAGATTGTCCGTAATAGTACTAAGTTTCAGAGTGCCGGGTATTCTTATGACTCTGTAAACAGAGAATAAGGTTAACCAGCACCGAGTAACGGAAGCACTACCCGCCGCAATTAGCTTACGATCTGCATATGGTATAACCATAGGCAGACCCCGCGAGTCTAATCGACGACAGGGCATATCACCCATTAGCTC